CTTTGCAGTCCAGATACCTTTATCTGCAATCACCTCTCTTTTCATGAACATCTTTTGGTCGTATGCAGACATCATATCAGCAAGAGTCTGATAACTTTTATCAATATAAGGTTCAATCTTCTCTGTAGCAATCGTATCCAAGAAGTTGACAATTTTTGATATACTTGTTCCTTTTTCAAACACTTTATCAACAAGTTTGTCAAAAGTAATGTATATCGAATCTGTATCTGATGCAATAACAAAATCTTCATCTTTTGTTCCTAACAATTTATTTAAGTATTCGTTCATTTTCTTTTCAATCCAACGAATAGATAATTGACCAGCAGTTGTAATACCCTCTGCAATCGCAAGGTCATAATATCTAAAATATTGATTACCAATTGCACCATAAGCAGAGTTGAGTGATATCTTTCTTGCCATTTGAATATTATTGTAACGACTAATATATTTTAAATACTTTGAGTCCTTTGTATCTTCGTATTGTTGTTTTGCTTCCAACATCTTCTTTTTATATACTGTACGGTCATTGTAGATTTCTTGCATCATCTCTGGTAAGAAACCTTTGATATCTTTACGATACAATGCACCGTTTGGAGTAATTGTTGTATTGTCTGGTAAGTTGAAATCAATACCTTTCAATACATTTTCTACTTTTAAGTTCTTAATAAAATCACCAGATACGAGTGTTTCTGGAGAAAGATTATATTGCATAATTAAATGTGGATACAAACTATTCAAATCAAATGACATAACCCACTTGTGTAAACCAACTTGTGGTTCTTTAACATATGCACCCTCATACTTTTCAACTTTAGTATTGTGAGATTTTTGTGGTATGACAACATTCTTTTTCTTTAGATAATTGTGAATAAGTACATCCCAGTATTTTACTTGACCGAACACATCTTCATAGTTGACTTTCGCTTCGTAAGCCATAGTCAAACAAAGTTCCAACAACTTCATCTTATCTTCAAGACGGTCAACAAGTTCAACGTCAACAATGTTGTAATCAATAAATGATTGATAATCTTTTGTATACCAATCTTTGAAAGTGTCATAAGGATTTTCATTTTTCTTTTGACCCAACTCAACAAATGCAATATGATTAAGTGCATAACTCTCTTGGTTTGTGTAAGTAAACTTACGATAGAGTTGTAGGTAGTCAAGATTTGCAACACCAGTAATATCATAAACTTGTTGATTTCTTCCATGTTGATATACAGTCCTTGAACTAATCAACCCCCAAGGTGAAAACTCTTTTGCTCTATCTTCACCAAGGACTTTTGTAACACGATTGATAAGATAAGGAATATCAAAGAATTCAGTATTCCAACCAGTAACAATATCTGGATAGTGTTTAGTCCAGAAGTTCATAAACTTTGCAAGTAATTCATTTTCATTTGAACAGTTGATATATGTAACATCATCTCTATCAGTATGATAATCACCGATACCCCAAACAACAATCTTCTTTGTCGTTTGATTCTTGATAGTGATTGACAACATTTCTTCTATTGCAGCTTGTGGGTCTGGGAAACCATTTTCACATTGTGTTTCAATATCAATAGTTACTGTTAGGATTTTGTCGTTATCCCAATCTACTTGATTAGGATAAGAATCTGAAAGGTAAGTATATGCAAACCTATCTAAACCAAAGACAAGATGAGGTTGTTGTTTGTATTGTTCAATAAACCTTTTTGCATCTTTGATATTATCAAACTTATATGGTGTTGCATACTTACCATCAAGTGTTTTATATTCTGTTTTCTTTTGTACTGGAACATACAAAGTAGGTGAGTACTTAACCTTACGATTAACTCTTTCACCTTTTTTATATTCACGAACAAGTATTGTGTTTCCCCATTGGGAAACATTTGTATAAAACTGCATACTATGTTTATATCACTTTATGTTGTTGAAGTCAAGTCCAATTATTACGGTCTTTGAAATGGTCAAATATTCTTTGTGTTGTTGTGGGAACAACCTTTTCAATACCAACGAAGCCTGGGTTTGCATTTACCTCTAAAACAAAGGGTTCTTCTGTTTCTCTATTTGAAGATGCAAACATATCAACTCCAGTTAATTTACCTTTTACTGCATTACTTGATTTTACTGCAATCTCTTTTTCTAAGTCAGTCAGTTCTATCGCTTCTGCTTCTGCACCTAAAGATACATTACTTCTGAAGTCAGTACCTTTAATTACTTTTCTTTTCATAGATGCAATTACCTCATTACCAAGAACAATCGCTCTTATGTCATAATCAATTTCTATATATTCTTGAAGAAGTAATGGTAATTGTTTATCAACTAATAACGCCATTTGAACAGTTGCATGAAGAGTTCTCATATTATCAATAAGTACAACACCGACTCCAGTTTGACTACCAACTGACATTTTTAGTATAACTGGAAACTTTGTGTCCAAATGATTAAATGCTCTTTCAGTATCTTCTGAATGTAAAATACGAACTGTCTTTGGAGTCTTGATGTTGTTTTGTTTTAAGTAAACATCTGTGATATGTTTACTTCCACATATATCATAACACTCAATACTATTTAAAAGATAGAAACCCTCAATCCCTAATCTTTTAATCATATCTTTCCAATGAATACGACCTTTGATTGCTAAATCTCTATAAAGAATAAGAGTATTTTCTTTAGATATTTTAAGAGGTTTACTATAATTTAAAACACCTTTTTTGACACTAGGTGGGATATACTTCATAGTGTCTTGGTCTATTTTTAAATAGTTTAAATAAGTATCATCACCATCATAAGATATATAAGTTCCGAAGTAATCCATGAAAATTATGTCTGGATTATTCTCTCTCATGACATTAATCATTTCAATGTGGTCATTGTTTGCAAAATCACGAGCAGGGTCACCAGTATGATAAAAACATACAGTTTGATATGGTTCTTCAGAAACTTGTTCGTAAAGAAAATCTCTTAATGGTTTGATATGATTCATTTTATTCCTTTAACAAAGATGATTTGTCTTTGGTAAAATACTTATTAATCATTTCTAATCTATCATCAGCAGCTGAAAGTTTATCTAATTCTGCGATTACAGCTTCTGTAATATCAGAATGTTCTCCTATACCAGCAGGCATTGTTTGATACACTTTGATGTTTGCGAGGTGTACTGCAATCTCACCCTCTGCTTGTTTTTTTGCAGCTTCGATAATATAATCACCAGTTTTCATGTTAATCTTCCTTTTTCTTTCCTATGTTATATTTTGTTTCTAGTTTCCAATCATTCTTTTCTTTAAATGATATTACTTTTATTTGAGATAGAGGTGCAGACTTGACCTCATCTGTTTTCATAACTTTTACTAATCCCCAATCTGATAAAAGATTTGCGATAGTATTTCGTCTTGCAATATCGTTTTCTGAAATATTTGTGTCCTTACCGTCTAATGCAAATAATTCTTTAAAATGCACTATAAAGTACTTACCTTGTTTATGTAATATATGACACGATTGGAATAGTGTTTTATCTTTTCTAGATGCAACACCAATTCTTGATAATGTTTCCCTAACCTTGAGAAAGTCATCTGGTTCTTTTAAACCAACTTCAAGCATCTCATCTGGTTTCCATAATACATCATTCATTTCTTCCCACCTTTATTCAATTTATTTTTTATATAGGCGATTTGTTCATCATTAAGTATGTTCAATGCAGACCTTGCTTTTTCGTTGTTATAACCAAAGTATTCTTTTACATACTCTAAATTCTTTGACTTACTCGCCTTCATCCAAGTTGCAAATCTGTTTTGCTTCCTTAGACTATTTAGTAAAAAATCATATTGTAACTTATTATCCAAGTGATTATTAATATTCATCTCATTAACCAACATAATTGTATCATTAAATGGTGCAAGACATTTATTGATTATGAAAGCAGGATACTTCTTTTCGTATAATGGGTCATCTTTATCCATGAGATTTTCTTTAGTAGTGTTAATTGATTTTAGATATTCTTTTAATTCATAACTCATTGCACAACACTCACATTAAAACTAATAGTTATTCTTTCTTCTTTACTTCTGTTAGGTTCAACAAAGTGTTCTAAGTATGATGGAAATAATAAAAATAGTCCCTCTGTAATATTAACGTATCTTAATTCACCATTGTCATATCTATCAACTAAAAAAGAGTTTGTTGATGCAGCTGGTCTTGGGTCTTTGAAAGCAAGTCTACCACAATCCTTTGGTGTCTTAACGTAATAAACTCCAGAAAAGTTATGTCCACCATGTTGATGAATAGTATTCCAATCGTGTTGTTTGTTTACATTAATCCAAATCTCTGGTATATCAACTTGTTGTATTCCCAAATTTATATTTTTACAAAAACCATTTATATAACCCACTAAAGGATTTAACTCTGTTTTGTTAAACTGTAACTTACTTTGCCACCCACCTACATTTGATTTAGAGACAGATAATTCTTTTTTACTTTTTTCTAAAATCCATTTTACAATATCTACTTCAAAATTAATTTTTTCAGTACTATAAAAGTATGGAGTAGGCCATAGATTTTCTATATTGATTTTAGTTGTCATTTGAACTTCACTTGTGTCATAAGTTCAGTCATACAAGCAAGAAGATTTATTTCTTGGTCTGCAACAAAAGCGGACTTGTAACCATAATCAGCAAGTATAACAACAGCGTGGGGAATAGTAGAAGAATCCAAACTATCATAAAGGGAATCGTAAATCCTA